CGAGAGAAGCAGCGGCGTCTTCCCAGACGCATCCAGCACCACCGAGAACCAAAACTGATTTCATCGGCGTTCAAATGCCAGCCACGTCCCTTCGACGTGCCGGATGTCAGATCCATTTGCGTTAAACCGTTCCAGCACCTTTCGGACATCAACCGTGTCTTGCCCGTGGTAGTCGTGCCAGATGATGATGCCTCCCGGCCTAACGATCTGCCGGGCCAATAGCGTGTCGTGAAGGACGGCCTCAAAGCCGTGGTCGCCGTCGATGAACACGGCATCGAATAGGCCGGGGAAATCCTTCTCGCTTAAATCCATCGAGCCGCGCGGGCGCAGTATCAGCTCAAACCGCTCGTCACCCGATGCTAGATGGCCCGGCTTCTCCGGGACCTCCCTGCGCTGACATTCCCGCGCCGTGACATAGCCGGGCGGGACATCGACGCCGACATACCTCTTGATGCCCGGTACGTTGGCGAGAACGGCCTTCGCGGTTCGTCCCTCGTTCACTCCGATCTCGAGAACCGCTTTCGGAAGGACCGAAGCGACCAGCGCGATCAGAACTTCAAGTTCGCCGTTGCCCATGAAGGTGCGAGGCAAGCCCCGCCAATCGATCAGCTGAACGTCCAGCCGCGATTGCGCAACCTTGGGCAGCAGCAGAGGCAAAGGCTTCGAGCCTTTCTCGCGCTGCTGGAACGTCAATGCTCTTGCTGCAACGGCATCCATGCTTGAAACAATCACAAGGGTTGTTCGGCTCAATGCCGAGATATGGCGAATAGCGGGCGCCGGCAGAGAAGCTGTAAGCCCGCTCATATCCGCCAAAGATCGTAGCAACCGGCGTTCCCACGGCTTGAGCCAGGATCACCGCGAATCCGGGTGAGCAAAACACCAGCGAGGCCAGTGAGAACAATCCGGCAAGCGATTCGAACTCCAATTGCCCGCCGTGAAAATACTGATCCGCGTCGCTTAACGGCCCTATCGTCCATTCTTTTCCGGGCACGAGGTCTGCGACCGAGACGACGTGGAAGCGATCCCTGATGCTCTCAAAGAGCGCCTGATAGGCGTTGTGGTCCGGGTTTCGAGTTGAACACCCGCTCCACTCCATTCGCTCGACCAACGGGCGATAGACCATGACAGGCTTGGCCGGATAGCCGATGAACTCGCGCGCCCTGTCCTGCCATTCCTTCGGAACTGTAAGCCGAAAGTCTGCCGTCTCAATATCGGTCCCAGTATTCCGGCACATCGCGCCGAGAACCGATCCAGCCGCCCTCACCTCGGCAGGTTTGTACCAGATATCAATGGTTCGATACGTGATCGGCATCCGCCGATCCTCGAACCTGTCGCGCTCGCGATGAGCATTGCCGGCCTGTGTCCGGAGCGTTGTGTTCTTCCGAACCACGTGCAGACCCTCAGAGATCAGGTCGTGATAAGGCGCGACCCAAGAGGATTCCAGCCAGACCTCGTTGCTCTGCATCAGTTGGCGAAGGACGGCGCGCTGGTGGAGACTGTCTCCGAGACCGTGCATTCCAGAAACGAGAATGGCACCCACTAAGCGGCCTCGGGCTGCTCGATCGCTCGGCCGGTCACAGGGTCAATCTCCTGCTCCGGCTCCATGCCTTCCTGATCCTTGGCGATTTCCTCTTTTTCTTCCTCGAAGGATCGTTCCGCCGTGACGATCTCCCCGCGCTGGAAGTTTTCGAACAGCGTGAGTTGAGAGATACCGCCTGCCTGCCAGACCTTGACCAGGTTCACAGCATCCTGCGGCGTCATCTTCTGATCGATGAACTGCAGGTTGGGCGTGACCACTACGGCTTCGGGATTGGCGCCGATCATGATCGCGATGTAACGCAGCGCCCGTTCCAGCCCCGCCGCACTGGCTTGGCTGATCGTGGTGAGCGTCGCGGTCTGGGCGGTGTAGCGAAGCCTCAGCGCCTCTCCGCTCTCCGCTGATTTCTGCGTGTTGTCGAACAGGCGGGCTCCAGCGGCTACCGCATTGTCGCGCTCGTCCAGGATGGCCTGACGATGGGCTGCGATGCCCGTTCCGGAGGGTCCGACATACTTGAAGTCCGGCTCCATTCCGGGCGTGCCCTTGAGGACAAGGACAACACCAGCCCCGACAGCATCCGGCGCATCACCATTGATGACGGTCGCAGTCTCCTGTCCCGACATGAACATCTGCCAGCGGTAGTCCGCCGATAGTTGGTAGAGCGCCACGCTGGACCGGGCCACACCGAGCAACGGCGGGTCTTCCGGATCAAGCGAGACATCCGTGGCACCGATCACCACGAAAGGAATCTCAGTCAGCGGCTTGTTGCCCCGCGCCGTCGGATCGGCCGGTTTCTCATCATCTGTCGTGCCCGTGAAGGTTCGGACCCGGTAGCGACCGTCGACCAGATCGAGGACGCGATATTTCTGCTGCGTCTTCCAATCAAACCCGTTCCGCACCGGCCCGGTCTCGTCCAGAACGAACAGGTCGCGGGCGTCCGACCAGTTAATCAGCGCTTCGGCGCCATATCCCGCCAGCCAAGGCAGTTCGCTTCCCTCGCTAGCCGCGTCGGCAAGGATGGAATATCGGCCCGTGGTCAGAAGCTCCGCGGTGATCCGGCGATGGAAAGCCTCAAGCGGCAGCCCATCGGCCGTTGCCTTCTCCCAAAGCGGTTGCATCGCGTCCGGCATGTCGATCTTGGCTTCCACGCGATGGATCACACCAACCATGCCGCCGACCGTCATTGGCAGAATGGATGGAAACTGCGCCCTGCACTGATAGGCGGCGTAATACGCCACGCCCTTGTCGTCCTGAGCCTTAAACCCGGACGGCATCGGTAGGTACTTCTCGCCAGCCTCCTTGATCGCCTTCTCACACCGAGCCGAATCCCGCATCAGCGTCCATTCGCCAATGTGGTCCGAATAGTCCGGGTGTTTGGAATCCACGCCCATCAAATCAATCCCTTAACAGTCGTGGTCGAAGTTGAAGGCGACGGGATCAGCAATTCACCAAAGGCGCGGGACATGGCATCAACTTGGTCCTTGAACGTCCCAGAGGGAAAGAGACAGGCCTCCTCCAGGAAGGGTTCGTTCCAATCGCCTTTTACCAACTTCACGTTGCCCACCTCAGCCTGTGCAGAGACGGGCGTAGCGCGCGTTTCCTTGTCACCGGTCTCTGGTGAGAACCGGACGTTGAAGCCTGCCAGCAGCTTTGCAAATGCGAGAACTTGGCCTTTGGCGGCTTGCCCCGGATCCTGCGGAATCGAGATCATCACTGACCTTCCATCCTGCTCCGCAATGTTCTTGATCATTCGGTCGACGTCTGCCGGCGAGCCCCGCTCCCGGATGACATGGCCGATGTAATAGGTACCATCCCTATCCAACCCCATCTTGACGCCAGCGGTGTATGCCGGACCTGTGGATTGACCCTGCTTCTTCTTGCTTGCCGCCAAGTCCCAGCCCCGCACCCATGTGATGCCGGCGGGCGCCGCGGGAACGATCTCAAACCAATGACGCTTGAAGATTCCGCCTTCTCGAGGCGCCGGTCGCTGCTGGTATTGTCCGGCCATGGTGTAGGCCGTGGTATCGCGCTTGAGCTTATCGACAGTTTCCCGCGGCATACGCACCGGATCAAGCAGATCGCCGTCTACCGTGCGGGGGTCGCTGAACCCGATCGATGTCCGGCATGCCCGCTCTGGTTCGAACTCCAAGGGGAGCATCAAGTGCGTGTAACCCATCTTCAGCTTTAGGATGGTCCCGGACACGTCGTCCTCATGCAACCGCTGCATGATGACCACGATGGCAGATCGCTCCTGATCGTTCAGACGGTTTAGGGCACCCTCCCTGAACCGCCGGGTCGTGTTGTTGCGCTCCGTTTCCGATTCTGCGGTATCGACCGAATGCGGGTCGTCGATGATGAGCCTATCGCCGCGTTGCGAGGTCAGAGACCCGAACGCCACGCCCTCCCGTGTGCCCGTATCACTATTGGCGAACGACAACTCCGCGGTGCGGGTCAGATTTACTTCGGGCCAGAGCGATTGGTACCACTCCGACAAGATCAGATCGCGGGTCTTGCGCGTGTCACGCTTGACCGGCCCATCATTGAAGGCTGTGGTCAGGTAGCGAAGCGACCGAAGCCCTTTCGGA